GCGGGTGCAGCGGGTGCCGACATGTTAGCTACGTCAGCCATCATGCTGGAGATGGCGTCGGCTAAGCCCGTGCGACCTTCTGCTACGTCTTTGCCCAAAGATTCAGCCATGGCTGCCAAGGATTCAGCAGGTACGCCCGTAATGTCTGATACAGCTTGCGCCATGGTAGACATAGCTTCTGACATAGTAGCCCTGTCATCAGCAACGTCGGCAGCCAAAGATGCGGCCATATTACCAAAGCCGCCTGGGTCGCCGGGGGCAGAATCTACATTGCTGTTACCGTCACCGAAGTCGAAGGAGGTAAGAGCGCCGTTGAGGGGCGCGGAGATTTGCTGGAAGCCAGGGGGTGCGGCGGGTGGGCGCAGGTCAGGCAAGTCTTCAACGACGATGCCGGAGCGGTCCAGACCTAGTTGCTCGGCTGCTTTGTTGCGGCCTTCCATCATTTCCTTTTGGAGTTGACGCTCCTCCGCAGTCATGGTCACACGATCCATCAGCGCGTCTCGGATGGCGCCGCCGAGGGTGTTGACCTGGGGGCGGCCTGTCAGTTGGGATAGCGCGGTGCCTGCTACGACAGAAGGAATACCTGCGGGGCCGGACAGCACAGCAAGCATGGCGTCGAGGGCGCCCGGCGTATTCATGAGGGCTTCAAGATCGCGGGCGAAGCTGCCTGTGCTGGGGGCACCCATGCCCGGTTGGGGAGTGTAGAAGCCGCCGCCTTGACCGCCAACAACTCTTTGACCGGGCCCCGGAGGTTGAAACGAAAAGCCCGGCGCGGGTTCATACGCACCGTCGCTAGTTTCACCTGCGAAAGGAGAGGCTGCTTCCGAAACGGTAGGTGCGATAGGGGTAGAGGCTTGACGATTGGCGAAGAAGATCGGGGCAGCGCCGCCGCCAAAGCCGTAGGAAGACGGATCAAAAGACGAAGCAAGTGGCGTGTATTCACGGGAGCGGGCAGCGGTAGGCGCATAAAAGGTTTCGTCAGGAAAGCCCGCGAGGCCACCCATGGTCCTGACCAGGTCATCGCCCGGAGCTACTTGTAAATCGGGATTGAAGAATGTGTCTGACATTGGTGCCTCGTCCGTATTATAGCATGGATTTCAAAGAAAATAAAGCCTAACGGACGTCGACAAAGTTGCTAGACTGGAGAGCCAGAAGCAGCTTGCCAACGACGTTAGTGAGCGCGGTGACCGATGGATTAGCCATGTCGACAGTCAGGGGTGCGCTGACGGTGCCTTGCACAATAAACTGGGGGCGGGACCGTCGGCCCAAGTCGAACAGGTCGCTTTGCTCTAGGACCTTGATGAGGGAGTTCCACGCGTCGCGCGACGAAGCGTCCCATTCGGAAGGAGGATCGGGGAAGGTGCGCGAGGATATGCGGCGGCTCATCGCAGGCCATCCGGCTCAATTGCCATACGGAATCTACCCAAACGCCAAGGCAGATTGGAGGAAGTCGAGGACTGGATTTGAATGGCAAACTCGCGGCCACGCAGGCGGGTTGATACCTTTTGGGTGGTGCCTGTTACGGCGAAGGGCCCTTTGGTAGTGACCGTGCCACCTGGATATTTACGGGCTTGCAACGAAATCTGGAGGGTGCCTGAGTAGGGTGTGTTGTCAGCTATGTTGCTGAAGTCTGGGGCGAATTTGTTGGCGAACATGATGTTGTTGCCGCTTTCCTGATTGAAGTAGGCGCCTTCCAAGTTAGCCGCCATGGCGGAAAGGTCAGCAGTGTAGCCATATTCGTGGTAGTAAATTTCGTAAGGAAGTGAGCTGATGGCAAGCGGGTATTCAAAAGTACCGCCATCTTCCCATACGTTACGGTTTAGGGTGCCAATGGTCCAGTGCTTTTCGGAAGTGTTGTAGATAACATAGCGGTCGTTCTCGCCGTTTGGAGAAGCCGTTGAAGTATAGAGCCATATGATTTCGTCAAAAGTAGAATTGACGCCTGCGTAGATTTTGTCTAGATTACTAGAGTCTAGGTTGTCGTAAACAAAACGCAACACGGTGCAGGGCAGAGGCTGGACGCGCCCATCGTATAGGTAGAACTGACCGTTGTCAGACATCCAGTAGAGGAGACCTCGGTATTCGATTGCTGCGTTGCGAGAAATGACGCCGCACTGTTCGCCTGCTGCGACGAAACCGAAGACGTCATTGCCGCCAATGTAGGACTGGATATATAGGTCCGAATCGGTCAGAATAGCTGTCTTGTCGCGGACTCGGTTGACGGCCCGGATTTCCGAACCACGGCTTGGTAGGGGGTAGTCGCCCGCGTTGTTGGTGGCGGTAGGCGTCCAGTCCGTGAAGTCTTCTTGGCTGCACCAGCGGATCAGGAGGGGATCGTAGGAACCGACGCTGTCGTGGGTTCCGTAAAGGAGAACATGGCGGGCTTCGGATGCGACGCGCACGATCTGGTTGACGGAGGGGGCGGCAGTGACGATGGTCATGCGTTCAGTTACACCGGCACTGGTATTCCAGTACATGAGAGGGCCGCGCGAAGGGACGGCCAGCAAGTCAGAGCCCCAAAGATCAGCGGACCATAGGCGCAGTGGCAACGAGAAGTTAGCTAAGGATTCATTCCAACCGAAATTGCCGCCCCAAGCACCCGAGCCCCACCCTCCTTGAAGGATTGTAGATTCATTGCCTGCGTTGTAATTAAGGCCGATAGTAACGGAACCGCCTGCGCCCGCTGACGTGGCTGCCGCAGAAATGCCTACGTCAATTTCAAAGCTGTTGCTGTCGATTACACTTACCTGATAGGTAGCAGTAACGGATGAAATGGGATTGATAATAATGTTGCCGCCGATGGTTACGGCTGCGGAAACAATTTCTACGAGGGTTTCGTTGGTTGCGCCGTGACCCGAAACAGACACAATAACTTTGGTGGAGTTGGCCGTAGTGGAAAGGATGTTGGATGCTGCGACCGTTGACACAATTGGCGTGATGTTGAAGAAGCTAGACAATTCGCTAGAGAAGGCACCTACATGGGTTGTAATGAAGACCGCAGTTTGGCCTAAACGGTTGCGAAGTGTTTCGAGAAGGCGAGGAGTGCCGAAGATTTTGTCGTCTTGAGAAGAGTCAATTACAGATTGCCAGCCGCCCATAAGTTCGGGGCGCCCGAAGCGGAAGCGGATTTTGTCGGCGTCAGTCCAAAAGCCTGAAGCATCTAGCTGGGTCTTTTCTTTGATGACGCCAACTTGAAATGCTAAATCAGTAAGCTTCTGGTCTTGGAGTGAAGCTGACATGGTTACTCTGTGACGCGAAAGTTAAAGCTTCCGATAAGGCCCGCGCAGGTAGCTGACGTGCAAATCACGATTTCAGTGCCCGAGGCCGGAAGCGTGACGCCAGTGCCACTAGCGTTTTTGATAACGACATTGTAAGCGCCGGTCGCCTGATTTAGGACCGCATAGCTTTTGGACTGAGTAGGCACGACGATATTGACGTTGCCTGTAAGGGTGCCTTGGATGACAAGGATGCCTGCGCGAGCCTGATCGGTCGCGGCGTTGGCGGTCGTAAGGCTGACGTCGACGTTAGACACGCTGACGATGGCCTGCCCTGCGACGGCGGCAGCAATGAGTTCGAGATTGGTATTGGTCTTGGTGCCCCAGGTCGTGGCATTCTCGCCGGTCGCCTGAAGCTCAAGCCTTAAGAGGGGATCGTAGGTAGAGGGCATTACTTGCGTTCCTCAAGGATTCGTGTTACTTTGTCGTCGATTCTATTTAACACAGTTGTCAGTTTATTTTCAAGGGCGCTGACCACCTCACGCGTGGCGAAGTCCTTGTTGACCTGAGCTACGTGAGCGTGGTGTTCGTCACTGACCTTGTCTATACGCTTGGTCACGGTTGAAAGCTCCCTGTGCAGATACGCAGCGTAAGCTAGGGCCAGAGGCCACAAGAAGTTCGAAAAGAAGTCTATGAATGCTTGGGCGGTCATGACGGCGAACTCATTGAAGGGGTCCACTGGGTTGGCGTTACTATGATGTTCAGGCCGGTTTCGGTAAGGAGGTAGCCTGAGTCTTCTTTGGCCAAGTACATTGTAGTGTCTGCTTGCGGGCGCCCGTCAGGAACTTTGCGCGACTCGTAGCGGGGACGCGGCGGCCTGTTCTGGGGGTGCTTCTTAAGGTCGTAGGCGCCGTCGAAGCAGGCCGAGCAGACGACAAGGTTAGTGGATTCTTTGCGAAGTTGGCGCCGGTAGTACTTTTGGCCACAACGGTCGCATAGGGACCACACATTCATTCGCATGACTAAGACCCATAATTGGTCTGGTCAGGACGCGCATCAGGTACTTGCTTGAGTTCCCGGCGCGGCTTTGCAGAATAGTTTTGAGGGTGGCTTTTCTTGTCGAATTTTCCATCGTAACACGCATGACAAACGACAAAGTTGGTTGTTTCTTTGTAGAGGTCACGCCGCTTGTAGTCGAAACCACAGCGGTCGCAGACCGACCACATATCTAGGACGGACATCAGGGAGTTCCCCCAATGGTGTTTTCTGGTGAACCGTTGTAGCGATTGACGGTATCAGAACGGCGCGCCCGTGTCGACTCTACGTTCAAGACTGCCAGTTCTTCATCAAGGATGGTTTTCCAAATGGTGACGGCGGCAGCGTTCTTAGTCCAAGCGTTGGCATACATCATGCCTGCTGCGAAGAAAGCCGCGTCAGTGTAGTTGGAAAAGTAGTTGGATGGGTACGCGGAGCTGAGGACCGTGACGCGCGGAATGTATTCGATCAGCGCCGTGGAGTTGGAAGGCGGGGTCGGCGCCAAGAAGATTGTGGCGTTGTCTTTGGGCGCATAGTATTTGGTGGGCGCGCAAGATGTGTAGTCTGGCCAGTAGGCGGTAAGGAACTCGTTGTTTTGTTCGAGCAGATTGTTCCAGCCGCCGGTCGCACAGACTTGAATGGACTTCAGAACTAACAGGTTGGAAGGCAAGGTCAGGGTGCGGGTGGAGGCGCTGACGGAAACTTCGGTGAAGGTGATGATGTTGACCGGATCAAGGCGCCGTTGCAAATGGGACTGGGCGCGTTCGACGATAGCAGGCAGCGCGGACACGAACTCGGCGGAATCTTCCTCCATGTTCGCTTGGATGTCAGAAATGAGGGTGCTGTAGGTGTAGGGCATTAGCGACCAATCCTAATCAGGACTTTGCCACGTTCGCGGTCTTCGCGCATGGCGTCGCGCACCGCACGTTCGTATTCGGTTTTCAGAAGCGTAAGGCGGTCGGTGGGTACGCGGGGTCCGCGCCGCAAGCCAATCCAGTAGGCAAGGCCGTAGACGATGGCAGGCAGGAAGCGCCGGGGCACGTCGATGTTGTCGAAAGCGCGCAGCGTATCTTCGGCGTTCTTCTGGACGGTCAGCACGACAGTATATGTTTGGTCGGGCAGCGGCCAGAAGTTCATGATGTTGGAGTCACGGCGCCGGTCCCACCAGTAGCGCGTCGGGCGCCCGGTCTGGGACTTGGTGGGGATTTCCGCCCAGCGTTCGTAACCGTCACGGTCCAGCAGGATGTCAGTGGAGCTGGTGCGGATGCTGGCGGTCAGAACGTCAGAGATGTCGGCGCCGAAGGAAAGCGACGATACCGAAGCGGAAACGGGAACTACCGTGGTTTGGATTTTGTGCAGTAGGACGTTACGGTTTTGAAGGTCCGTCAGCAGGTAGTCGAGGCCGCGCCGGGCGCTAATGAGTTCGTCAGCGAGGACCGGGCCCCCGCCAACCATGGCAGCAGCATCCTGAAGTATGTCGTCGAAGGTGGGGTCGAAGGAGGCTACGCCACTGGTTGCCATTGGCGCGACTCCTCAGACGACTCCGTAAATGGTAACGAGCGGGCCGCCGCCAGCGTAGGATGTGCGGACGAAAGGCACGTCAAAGATCACTTGGACGAGAGTGGTGGTCACGGCTGCGGTCACTTCGGCGAAGGCGATCCACGGGCCAGTCTCGTAGGGCGCTGCTTCAATGAAGATGGACGGGCCTGCCGCCGCGCTTTTCTGAACGAAGAACGAGCGGGTGGGTGAGCCGTCAAAGCGGTAATCGAGGTCGATTGCGTCGCTCGTCGCAGTCGCGGATGTGCTGACTTGGAAGGGAATGACGCGGATAGTTTTGATGCTGGGCATGGCTTGCTCCTAAAGCAAGTAAGGCAGACCCCGCCCGGAGGAGGAGCCTGCCTTAACTTGTTAGCCAATTACGACGTGAACAATGACGGAACCCGCCGCCACAGTCGAAGTAGCAATAGACACGATGGCCTGGACCGTGGTATCCGCCGCCAGCACGATGCTGTTGGTGGAAACTTGAGCAGCAGAACCAGCGTAATCGCGGCGGCCTGCCGTGTTCACAGACGTAGCTGCGAACAGGGTAGCAGGGTTCGCCGAAGTACCGACTGTAATCTTGGTGTCAAGATTGTCGTAGGCAGTCGTGATGTCAAGGACGCACTCGTAGAAGTTGGAACCGGCAGGGGCCACGAACAGCGGAATGGTGGTAGCACCAACAGCCGTGCCTGACTTGGCGGTGTTCACAACTACAGAAAAGCGCCCTGGAACACGGGCAGTCGTCATATCGACAGGGCTACCGGAAGCCGGTTCGCGATTGTCGATATTGACAGGGAAAGCAAAGTTAGTCATCTGATTCTCCTTAAGGATGAGGGAATGGGGGCCGAAGCCCCCAAACCATTAGGTTGAACCAGAGGAGCCGTACCACTGACGCCAGTCAGACCAGCCGAAGCTGTAACGCTCGCGGGCCTTGTAGCGCATGTTGCCGGTCAGGAAGTCCACATCGTCCTTGGTGGCCAGCGGCGCACGGATGAACATCTTGGTACCATTCGGCACGTCAGTGCGAATGAACCAACCGTTGGTATCCGTGAAGCGATGGTTGACGGTGTAGCCCTTCGAGAACAGGCCCATGTCCTTCATAGCGTTCGTGTCATTGTCAGCCGTACCGACGCGGAGGTCCGAGAACAGAATACGGTGAGCAACGAACTGAAGCTGCGGAGGAATGTGCAGGCTCACGGCGCGGGCGCCAATCAGCAGGCCACGGTCGTCCTTGGTCAACGAGATGTTGATAAGGGCCGCTTCAAGGGCAGTTTCGGACAGGTCCGAGCTAACCTTGTTGGACTGCGTACCGGCAGCAAGCGTCGGGTGGTCGGAAGCAAACAGCGGCTTGCCGTCACCGCCAGCGTAGAGGGCGTTGGTGTTGAAGCCGTTGTTGTAGACGTTAGCCGCCTTCACCTGCTTGGCGTTCGCCATAGCGCGGCCCATCGCATTCGCCTTCATCTTGCCCGTCGTGCCATAGAGGTTGTCCTCGATAGCTTCTTCGGTGATGGCGAAAGCCATGGCAACGGTTTCGTGGTTGTAGCGGCTCGTCCAAGCTTCGGAGGCGGTGTCGAAGAACACCTGATCACCTTCGGACTTGACCGGGGCCGTACCAAAACCCGTCATCAACACTTCTTCTTCGAACGAACGATCAGAACGCTCGATGTCGAACAGCGGTGCATGTTCGTTGTCGATGCTCTTATAGGCCGTGCCGAAGATCGCGTTAAGGCCGGGAACAAGCTGCTTCGCAAACTGTGCGCGAGTCAAAATTGACATTGTTCAGGTCCCCCTATTAGGCCGCAGAAACTTGCTGGAGGATCGGACCATTCAGCTTCACAACCACAATCGGGAACGGATCGCCCCAGTTGTTGTCAGGAATGTTGGCCAGACCCACAAGCTTCAGCGCAGTGCCGACAGCGGAAGTACGGGTGGACGCATCCAGCGTATACTGGGACGTACCGTACACCGAGTTGACATCGCCGCCCGACGCAGTCACATCGAAGTTAAGGCCGAGGTCGCCCGCCGTAACGGAAGCGTCAGCCTGAATGATGAAGAGCGCGAAGGGATTGTCCACGACGTAGGCGGTCGGGCGGTCGGAACCGTCAAACAGGCCAGCCGAAGACGTATCTGCGGGGATTGAGTTCTTAAGTTGAGGCAGCTTCGTGGTCGGGTCGATCCACGCAAAGCCAGCAGCG